TCGTTTGAGCTAGCATTGCCAAACTTGTCCTTGTAGAGAATGCAACTTACGAGGACAAGTTTGGCAATGCTAGCTCAAACGAATGGAACTTTGGCGGCTCGTTTGTCCTAAGCAACCGCTCATCTGGGCCATACGGCTACGGCTATGCCGCTACGTGCGCTGGGTCAACGGAGTCAACTGCTAGATCGCAATACTTTACCGTTGCAGCAAATGAAGTGTACTTTGCCTCGGCTCTAATGAAGACGTCAAACTCAGAAAAAAGCCGTTTGAAAATTCGTTTTTACGATGTTTCTGATGCGCAAGTTGGGTCAGATAAAACTATTGGTGCTGGAGTAAACCTTAATAACTCCTGGCAGAAGATGTGGGGGATGGTTAAGGTTCCTGGAACTGCAGGAATCGTAAAGGCCGCCTTGATCTTCCACCACACAAGCCACAGCAGCTCTTATACCGACTTCTACGCAGACCCAAAGGTTGTAAAGATTACCGCAGAGTACGGATTTGCTGACTATGGTATTGCGCCTGGATCAAGTGTTGAGATGCTGTTTGATCCTGACCTTAATGCCATCTTGCCAATGAAAACATATGAATCGCCAGAAAACATTAGCCAGGGCGGAACGCAGGCTAACAGGCTTTATCTTTACGGCAAGGCCACAACAGTTGACCAATCTAACAGCGTTATCACCCCGTACGTCAAGAGTGGTCAAGTTATCCGGTACACCTTTGACTATGTTCAAGGGGTTTGGGACACACACGGGAAAATTGTTGAAGCCTCTAAGGCAGATACCGCGCCAGAAAGCGTGGAGGATGCCGTCTTGTCTGCCAGCTCTTTCTGGGCAGAGAATGGCCAAAGCATCGAGTCATACGAATTCTCTCACTCAAATAACGCTTCAGCCGGCAGGCTTACCGTTGGGTCGATTATTCCATACCTTTGGAGTGAGGTCGGAATCGTTGAGCCTCTTGTGGTAAAGAGCCAGACCGTTACCATTATTGGCGGGGAAATCTACTACAGCGTGCAACTTGCAGGGGAGCCAGCGTTCCAAAAGAACGCCATTATCCTTGTGCAAAAAGAATATCTCACAGAAAATCTTGGCACCGGCAAAATTAAATTTATGGCCCCGACTAAACTTCGTAACCTGGTTGTTCAAACAGTAGATAACGACGGAAAAATAACAACTATAGATCAAAATGTTCAGCTTTCATGGTCTATTGACACTACAAACCCAAGCAACAAAAGCATTACGGGCTACGAGATTGAGCGGCGAAGGCAAGAGCTAAAAAAGACCTCTTTTAGCAAAACGAACATGAAAGCTGGTGTCACTGTTCTGACGCGAACTCCCGCTGTGGCTGGTGGAATTTCTGTTGTTTCATTGACGTTTGCTAGCTCAACGGGTATTGACGTTGGTGCATATATTCAAATTAAAGGTGGGCAAATTGGCAAGCAAACAACAAAAGGCCCTAAGAACCCCTCATTGGCCGGATCACACGAAGTAATCAGCGTAACAAACTCTGGCAAGACTATTAAATTTAACCAATATGCTTCGGCAACTCATGGCATTACAGAACTTAAAGCAAAGCAAACAAAGGATATTCCGTCTATAGTTGTCTCCTGGTACGAGAACGTGGCCAAAACCGCTGAAGCTTGGGCACCGCTTGTTACAACAAGGTCGCAGACTTATACTGATGACGGCGACACCAACACGGCACAGGTTAAAGGCCCTGGCCTTGGCATTAACTACCGATATCAGTATCGCGTAAGGGCCGTTTCCTCAGACATAACTACTGGCGTTAAGCTTTCTGGTCCTTGGTCGTATGTTCCACCTGGATACATTAACGCCTCAGCGCAGTCCGGATGGATCTATATTACCGACAGCCTCATGCTTTCGGGTGTCGTTGAGCCAATAATTGGAGATCAATAATGTTTGACAAGATTTCTAGCGGCAAGATTTACGGGAATACTGGGAATCAATTTTCTGCTATTGAGATTGACGGAGACGGCGTTCTTATTAGGAATGCTGCCGACGAGATAGACTCGTCTGGAAATCTTGTGTCGGCTGGCAGCGACGAGGTGCTTTCCGCTAGCCGATCTACCGGTACTACAATTAATGCCAGCTACATAAAAACAGGCGTGATTGACGCCAACCTTATGCGCGCCGGCCTTATCCAGACCGTCCCTTCCTGGAACACCAAGTGGTATGGGGCCCCAGAAGACCATGCCGCAGTGCAGATGGGCTTTACCGGCGGCTCAATTGCGGCAACTGCCGTCTCAACCGGCACTGGCACCGTTAGCCTTACGCTCCCTGGCGGGCATGGCCTAATCACCGGCGACTACGTCCGGGTATCCGGCCTGTACTTCACTACCGGCACCCTGCTAGGCGGCGTTGGCCTTAACCTACCGACCAATGGCCCACTTGACTACGCCGCAGCAACAGTCGCCACAAACACCCTGACCTACAGCAAGGCCGACATCACCAGCGGCCTCACTGCCTCTACCGCCTCCATTGTCTATGTTGGCAAGGCGCACACAATCACTGGCGTTGTTCGCTCCTTTGACGAGCCTGAGAACCCAGCAGAGCTTAGCACTGTGGTCGTGACTACGAGCGCGGCACATGGCTTTTCCGTAGGAGAATATGTCGAGCTAGTAAATGTCGCCCCGACCATCGACGGCGTGGCATACATTACCGCAGTCACCAGCACCACCTTTACCTTTAAGCAGCGCTTTGGTGCGGACATTGAGCTTGACCTTGCGGAAGTTGACCCGGTGCTTCCGGACCTTGGCGCCCCAGTGGCCATCAAGGTGCTGAAGTCCTACACCCAGAATGCCGACGGCTCTATTCACATTACCTCCGGCACGGTTGACTCCACGCTCATCGTCGGCGAGATTGCAGCCACAGAAATTACAATTGGCTCCGGAGAAGGAGTTGTGCGCGTTGGCAGCTACCCAGATGCTATCACCCCAACCTTCCAGGGAATTTGGGCAGGAAGTGCCAATCCGTCTACGGCTGAGTTCTCAGCCAATACATCCGGAGCCGTAACAGCAAGCAACCTCACGGTCACTGGTGGCAGCATCACCATTGGAGATTTTAGTCTTAGCACGGGCGGCCAACTGACTGATGACCTGGTGCTGCAGCAAACACGAATTACCAACGATAGCGGCGTAACCATTATTGACACGGATAGCGATGGGGAGAAATCAACGCTATTTGGCGGCGCTGCTTTAAGGGAAATACAAGCTGGCGTAGCAAATGGCTCATTTGCAGAACCTCCGCCAAGCCCGTATGCAAACGTTGGCGGCGCAAACAAGCTGCCGTATTGGACATTCACCGACGTGAATAGTGCTGGCGCAATTACCGCCGCGATTGTTGCGGATGCTGGAGCAGCGTCTGGAAATGTGCTGCGATTCACGGTCGCTAGTGGCACGCTGACTGGTAAGAGCGCAACGCTGACGCGCTATGTGCCTGTCGCATCATCTGCATCTCGCTCCTTCTCGTTTTACGCTGAGGCAACCTTTGACAACGCCACCAACAGCACCCAAGCCAATGCCAAACTAACTTGCGAGTTCTACAAGTCAGACGGAGTGACAGCAACAGGCACTCCCTTCGAGTCTCTCCTATACGGATTTAATCTGCTGCAAACACCGACAGGAATTACTGCTCCAGATTTGTGGGAGACCAGCCCTGACCTTACAGATAGCACCGCCCCTGCCGATGCTGCATATCTGAAGGTCACTATCACTATTGCCACGGTTGCAACGCAGTCCGCGAATCGCGTTGTGGACTTGACAGAAGTTCGCGTTGGCAACGGCTTGCCGGAGTTGATCTTGACCGACAAGAGCACACCAACAAACTTGCCTGCTTACATCATCAACGACAACAACGAACTCTCAATGTACAACGGCAGCCAAAGCGGATATGTCATTGTTGGAGACGAGACGCTTGTGGCTGGGGCTATCAGCGCGACGGTCACAAGCCTAGAAGACGTAATTATTGAGGGTTATGTTGCAACTTCAATCAATTCTGTAATTGGACCAGTCAACATTACTGCCGCAACAGCAGTCGACATTACTGCGCCAAGCGGTGTTGACGTCAGCAACAACCTAAACGTTGATGGAACAATCGGCGTTCTTGGCAGCATCAACATCGGTGTATCCGACACAAGCACGGTAGGAGACATTACCTTCAAGGGCGGCAACGGCGGCTCCATCCGTGCGTTCAGCGCGACGGCGGGAAACGATAGCCTAGGAATCTACAACACCGCAGGAACAGACTTCACCAACCTTGTCGCCGAAAGTTTTTTCCCAGGCGGGCAGGGATCATTCCGACTCACGCATGACGGCAACTTCGACTTCAACGATACGGTCGACGTGACGGGAAGTATCACCGCTTCGTCCAGCATCGTCGGCTCAAGCTTCCAATCAACAGGTTCCTTGACGGCTCTGAACGCTTCAGGCGGTGGCGATATTACATTAACTGGAGCAGACACGAGCGTACCCATCAGCGGCAACGGCGAGCTGTTGGCGATTGCGAACACCACTACCGCAACAACGAACAGCGCACGATGGGTGCTGACCAGCGGCAGCACATACGCGCTGCGCCGCGACTCATCAACTCGCCGCGTAAAAACAAATATTGTTCAGGCTGATTCAGCAGTGCTGGCGGCAGCTAAAAACCTGCGAGCGGTTCACTACGAAGCACTTGAAAAGGACAATGAGGGGAATGTGGTTCCGAGTGGCAAGCACACGCTTGGACTCATCGCCGAAGAAATCGCTGAGGCTGGGCTTGGCTGCGCCGTTACATATGATGGGGAAGGATTGCCGGACGGATACGACGAGCGCGTCATTATCGCGGCCCTCCTACACCGGCTCAATGACCTTGAAGCGCGCCTCGCAGAACTCGAAGGCAATGCCTAACCTTGCCCTATTCCGTATGATGTGCTAGCCGAGAGGCACATATATGAAAGGGGTACCCCATGAAATTTAAGGTTAAGTCCCAGCTTGATCACGAGGAAAAAGGTGGGATTCTCGACGATTGCGGCCCGTCTTCTATGGCTGCAGCAGTGTCTTGGGCGTTTAAGTACGCTCCGGGCAAAGATTTTTCCGCCGCAGACGGCATTGCCGCCAAGGCAAAGGCTACCGGCTTTGTTGAAAAGCAAGGCGTTAGCGATAACGGCTCAACGCTTGCGGACCTTATTAAGACCGCACGGGTTCTTGGTGCCGAAGCCCGCTGGGCAACGGACTGGAACGACGTCATCAACTCCGCCAAGGCCGGTGCGGCTCTAGGCGTGTGGGTTGAGCAGCCTGCCGGCTATCCTAAGGGCCTAGAAGTTTCCGCGTGGCATGCCAAGTGGCAGCGCTGGTGGTGGGTCAAGCAGAAGCAACCTACTCGAACGTACGGCCACATGACTGCGGCTGTCTACGACCCAATCGATGGCTGGCAGTGGGCGTGCCCAACGCGCTCCGGCAAGGGTGCCGAGCAGTTTGGCGTCAAGATTGATGAGGCAACCCTCAAGATCCTTGCCGACTCAAAGCGCGTAAGCAAAAAGCACGTTGCACCACCGCATAAGCATGTTATTATCATTTCAGCACCAAAGGGTTGGGTCGCGCCTAAGCCTGCGGCAGCTCCTGTAGCCCCAGCGGCACCAGTAGCACCAGCGCCCGTAACGGCGCCCGTCAGTCCGGCAAAGTGCCCGACTTGCGGTAAGTAATAGAAGGAGTACACATGAGCGCCATTAAGAACGCAGTTCTATGGATCATGGCTAACACGGGTATCGACGAGATGCTCCTGGAGGCCGCACGCGCCTTTATCGCAACGTCGATTGCCGTTGCGCTTGGTCTTGGCATCCCGCTGCTTGATATTTCAGGCGGGGATTTCCGAACCGTAGTATCGGCTGGTCTGGCCGCCTGCTTGCAGGTTGTCGTCCGCGCCCTGAACCCTGAAGATGCCAAGTTTGGCGTTGGCAAGGCAAAGGTCGCCCGAGCTGATGAGAAGGCTGCTGCCGAGAGCACGGCTCACATTACCGGTAGCGCAATTGACACTGACGGAGATGGAATCGCAGACGAGCTTGCTGGCAGCCTTGCCGGTGAGAACTTTGAGGATGACAGCCGCCAGGGATAATCGTTATAGGGTAAAATAAAAGAGGAGGGGCCCCGTGAGGCCCCTCCTCTTTTTATTTGCTAGAAATTACTTAGTCGTCTTCGCGCCAGCGAAGCGGTCCGGTAACAAGCCATGCACCGGAAAGGGCAAGCAGGATCGAGCCCACTACGTCGCGGGTCTCGCCCTCTGGAAGCACTGCCCAAGCAATGGCCAAGCCAAAGATTGTCCAGCCGCCAGCGATCACATCGTTGATTGCGTTTTTAAGCATGTTTAGTTTCTCCCTCTTTTTCCATTAGAAGACGAGCCACTTGCGCCGCCTCCACCTGAACTACCCGCGCTTGCGGCCGCCGCAGCTGCGGCTGCAGCTTGGGCTACTTGTGTCACCACGACAGCTGCAACCACGACTGGCGCAGCCTTCTCCCTCTCCTCTGAGCTGAGATCCTTGCCGAGATTGGTAACCGCAGTGACGGCTTTACCGACGTTTTCTACAGTATCACCGATAGTGCTGGCAATAGCTTCCGCAGCTTCTCCGATTGCCTCGCTTACTGCCTCTACTGCAGCGCCCGGATCAATTGGTCCAGGTGTGTCAGTAGGTACAGGGCTGGGATCAACAGAAGGGGCAGGAGAGTCCGTAGGGGTGGCCGTCGGTTCGGGTGTTGGCTCGGGTGTTGGTTCATTGGTTACCTCCGGGCTAGGGCTGGGACGCGGGGTCGGGGACGGCGTCACAGAAGGCTCTGGCGTGGGTGTAGGAGCCACGCTAGGGCTTGGTGTTGGTGGTTCTGGTGTCGGCGTAGGGGTTGGCGTAGGCGTTGGCTCTGGGGTCGGCGTTGGGGTTGGCTCAGGTGTAGGGCTCGGGCTTGGCGGTGGCGGGGCCGGAACAAACACGGAAACCGTTGTTGAGATGGGGGAATAAATGCCTAGCGTGTCGTTGTCAGCCCTGATCCAAAATGTGTAGGTTTGATCAGTGCCGCCGGTAATGGCAAAGACGTTGCTGCTAATGCCCATATTGGTTTCGCTGGAAGCGGCAGCCCAGCCCGCAAGGTCCCCGGTGGTCCAGAACACTCCGTACCGCTCAATGTCGGTGCCGCTTGCTTCTGGAGCATTCCACGTCAGATAAACATTCCCATCGGTGTAAACGGTCACCATAAGACCGGTTGGCGCGTTCAAATACGGGTCAGGTACCGGGGTAGGGGTTGGCTCCGGAGTCGGGGTTGGCGTTGGCTCCGGAGTTGGCGTTGGTGTGGGGGTGGGGGTGGGCTGCGGGGTTGGCGTCCATGTTGCTGATGGTGTTCCCGGCGCAAGCTCGGCTGCAAAGTTGCTGATTAGGTAGTAGTGGTTGCCACCAAAACGGTCGGCCGCTGGGTCGCCGCAGCAGACGCCAGCACGGACTCGATACTCGCCAGCGGGCAGGGAGATGCGAATTGTTGAAGCAAGAGAGTAGCCGCCAGTGTGCTCGGTAAACGAGTCATCGTTGGCAGTAAGGAGCGTTCCAGTGCCGTCATAAAGCCAGAGCATTGAGTCAACTGTTCCGGGGCACCAGGGTGCAGTGGTGTCGTCGCACAAGTCGGTCCACAGGTGAAGCTCGCCCTGCTCTGGAAGATTAATCCAGAAATCTTGCGTTCGGTCGACATAGTTGTTTTGACTTCCAGATGCCGGGCCGGCAACCAGGCCATATGCAAGCGTCGCCAAGATAAGCCACAAAGTGGCGATGGTGGTCATTAGCTTAGTGTTCATTTTGCCTGCCCTGACATCCAGGCCATAAGGCCGCTAATGCCGGTTAGCCCAAGAATGCCAAGGACAAACTTGGCAAGTCGATATGCGCCACGAGTCTCTGCCATTTCAACGCGCATAGCAGTGATCTCTTCTTCAATTTTTTCAAGACGCTGGAGAATTTGTTGGGATTGGTTGGCAGTCACATCTGTACCTCAAACATTTAGCGCAAGCAGGGGTTGACGTACACAATATACATAATGAAAACGTAACGAACAACAAATAAAAAGTCTGCCGGCAAAAACCGACAGACTCTTTAATACAAAACGATGAACTAATTAATCGCTGATGCTGTTAAAGCTCACCGTTGTTGTTGGATGAACATGTTCTTCTGGCTTTGGAAGAGCTGCGACTTGCTTCTGCAGCTGCTCGATCTGCGCGCGCAAGATATCGTTTTCTAGCGTGAGCGCGCCAATCTTGTAAATCAACTGCTCGGTTGTGATTCGCTGGTCCATAATTACTCCTTTACTATTCTGGCTTTGCATACACTGTGTTGCAACCGCCGCACTCTGCTTCGTTTTCAGAAATAGGAAAACTGATTCCAGCAAGTTCGCAGCCATCCGTAGAGCAATTTACGTACCAGAAATTGATCTCAACAGCTTCACTCATATTCTCTCCTTAGGCGCTCATGTTGCCCATATAGACTACCGAGCATCCAGAAATCCTTGATCCACCAATGGTCTTGGATGACGATGAGGCGGATACCCGGAAAATCAATGCGTCTGCTGCGGTTAGGTACTGAATTGTAGAGATTGCTGGGGTGTCGTTGTTAGTGTTTGCCTGTGCCTGGGTTTCATTCCTTGCAACCACGGTTCCGTTTACCAAGACATATAGCCTGAATGCAAAACCAGTACCAAGACCGCCGCCGCTGGCCAGATGGCAGGTGATGCTGTACCAGCCGGTCAATGGGATGGTAATTGTTGACCCAGAGGACCAGTATGCATAGAGGGCAGTGTTCTTTACGGCGCTAGACCAGGTAATTGCCGTTGCAGATGCGTCAGTAGATGTGTTTACGGTTAGAGTTGTTGTTCTCTGAAGGGTAATTCCATGAACCAAATCGGTTGTGACCCCGTCTCCAGTAATTGCGCCAGCAACCGTTAGGTCGTCCGTTGTTGCCGGGAGCACAAGGTCGCTAAGAATTCTTACCATGGGGGTATCTTACCCTAGAACGACGACTCGGTATGTCCCGGCCAGGCTGATTGTGACGGTCAGGGTGTTTGTGGTTGCTGTTACCACGTCACAGAGCACCGCAGCATCGCCAGAATCGTACACGGAAACAACCACTGCCTTCGTCCCAAGGCTGTGGGTGACCGTCTTGGCCTCTCCGGCCGTCCAGGTAGCGCTGGTGTTATAGCGGAGTGCTCCACCGTAGGTTGAGGCAATAGCAGTGCCCTGCCAGGTGCCAGCAGAGATTGTGCCGACGGTTGTAATGCTGTCATCGCCGCTGTATGTTCCGCCAGCTACTGCGGCCAGGGTTGCGTTGTATGCCTGAACGTCCGTGCCAATCGCAAGTCCAAGGGCCGTGCGGGCATCGCCAGCGCTGGTCGAACCAGTACCACCGCTTGCAATAGCAATCGCGGTGCCGTTCCACACGCCGGTGGCGATTGTGCCAACCGAGGTCAGGCTTGATCCGGTGACTCCGCTGCCAAGGGTTGTTGCATTGAGGACGCTTGTTCCAGCAATCTTGTAGGCCTTGCCAGTAAGAAGGTTAAAGTCTTCTGACGAGGTCCATGCGTCTGTTGCGTCAACCCAGTTAAGCGTCTTGTCGGTGGTGCCTTTAAGAGTAATACCGCCGCCATCAGCGGTTGCGTCACTTGGCGTGGCTACCGATCCAAGCTCAATGTTCTTGTCGTCTACCGTGAGGGTAGTTGAGTTGATGGTGGTGGTTGTTCCGTTGACCGTCAGGTCACCAGAAAGCACAAGGCTTGTACCAGTTGCTGCGCCAATGTTTGGCGTGACAAGGGTTGGCGTGTTCGCGAATACAAGTGCGCCACTGCCTGTCTCGTCAGAGATAACGCCAGCAAGTTCTGAGGATGACGTTGCGGCAAAAGCGCTAAGCTTGTTTCCAGTAAGCGCAACCGTGCCAGAAGCATCTGGAAGGTTAATTGACCTGTCGGCAGTTGGATCAACAACATTAAGGAACGTTTCGAAGTCGTTAGCCGTTGTTCCTTCGAAATAAATTCCGTGCGTTTCTGGAAGGTAGATACCGTGAATTGTCGGCGTCTGCCCTGTGGCAGTGATGGTTGCGCCGTTAAGTGTTGGCGTATTGGCAAAGACTAGGGCGCCGCTTCCGGTTTCTCCCGTTACAGCGCTGGCAAGATTTGCAGACGATGGGGTTGCAAGGAAATCTGCAACACCAGTTCCCAGGCCAGAGACGCCCGTGCTGATCGGAAGGCCGCTTGCATTTGTAAGGGTGGCGCTTGATGGCGTCCCAAGTGCGGGAGTAACAAGCGTTGGGCTGTTGGCAAACACCAGAGCGCCTGTGCCGGTCTCGTCAGAGATAACGCCAGCAAGCTCGGCAGAAGAGGTTGCCGCAAAATCACCTAGCTTGTTTGAGGTGCTTGCCTTGCTTGCGGCCAGGTCGTAAGCAGACTTGACGGACGCTGGGACAGCGGCCGTAGTCGTTGAGGTGCTGGAGGTGGAGTTTTCAAGCTGTACGGCACCCTTTTGGCTGGTCGTGCCGTCCTGGATAGTAATGTTTGGCGTATTGCCGCCGGAAGAGGCGAGCGGGCTGGAGGCGGTTACAGAGGTAACGGTGCCACCGCCAGTTGCAAGCGTGACCCACGCAGCTCCGTCATAAACCTTGATGGCGTCAGAGACGGTGTTGTAATAAATCTGACCCTGAACTGGCGATGCCGGGTCGGTGGCAAGGTTCTGTAGCGTGGCGTTCTGCAGCTCATTTTTCTGAAGGTCAAGATTGGTTAAGAACTTCATGCTTCCCCCTTAGTTTAGGTATGCCTTACCGCCAAAGGCGGCAACGAACGTAAGCCGCAGGCTGTTGCTGTCAAGATACTCAATGTTGCCGTAAACGACACTACCAGCTGAATCTACAACCATGACAGACGGAAAACAATTCAAATTGTGCGTAACGCTCCAGGTAGACGAGGCAGTGTTTTGGCTGTGCGTATAGGTGGTGTGAGAAGCTCCGGTTCCCTGCGGACCTTGCGGTCCGGTTGCGCCCTGTGCGCCCTGTGGGCCCTGCGGGCCCTGTGGGCCGTCTGATCCAACAAAGCCATCATCGCCTTTTGGTCCCTGCAGCCCAAGGGTTCCTACCGTGACGCTATTGGTTGTCTGGTTGGCCGTAATTGAATTTGTTGACGGAGATACGGTAACAGTATTATCTGTAGCCGCTGTAATCGTTAAATTTATGTCTACTACGTCGACGTCTGGGCTCATCTCGTTACTTCTCCGGTGACAATAAAGTCTCCGGAGATAAGCCTGACAACGACACCGGCTCCAGAGATAAGCTCAAGATCGTAAACGTAATTGCCTGCCGGTACCGAGGCAAGCGTCGCGGCAGAGATGGCAATCGCAACCGTTCCAGCAGCCCCACCAAGCGTGATGCCAGAGGCATTAGTCAGCGACAAATACGGAGTTTCAGAGCCAAGGGTCTTCCGCACCTGCATCCTGGCGGTATAGCCAGTAATGTTAATCAGCACGTTTGAGCTGTCCCTATAGGTCAGCGTAGCGTTGTAGTTTGCTCCCTGTTCAGCGGTGATGTCGTACACAGAACTTGCCATGGTATATCCTATTGTTACACGATAACCGGATTAGCCGGTAAGGCCAGACCGCAGCCTTTTGAGGTTTTCAACTGCATTTTCGAACGCCTTGACCTGGTTGTCAATAGCTTCCAGCAATTTCTTATTGGCAACCTGCACCCCAAGCATGGCCGTTGCCTCTTCTTGCTCCATTTGCATGAGGCGGGCACGGATCTTGTTATATGCTTTACTGCGTCTTGGCACGCCTGAGGAGGCGTAGCACCGCATTGTCTCTGCGGTTAGGCCAAATACCGGCCCAGCAGCCGCGCAGGCGTCCTTAATAGACTTAAATTGCGGGTAGTCGCGTGCCAGCATACGCTGTAGGTCCCCGCCGTCAATCGGAACTCGATGCATAGCCACCTCAATAATAGTCGGAACAGGAGGCAAAATAGCCACATTCACAAATAAGCTTGCACTTAAACTCTTGCATTCTTGCTCCACAGTTGGCGCATTGCAGCACTACAAGCTCAGAAGCCGTGTCGCAAGGATAGCAAAGTTCGGGCTCCGCTGCATGGTTTTGACAGCGTTTAAACGTAGTTTTACATAGCCTGCATGTACGTTCATTAGAAATCTCGCAGGTGTCGCAGATACTGATCATGCAGATTTCCTTTGGTATACTACAACTATGGCAAAGCGTGGGCGCGTTGGCGCTGAACAACTGGGCGTACTTCGAGAAAAGATTAAAGGCCTGCACCTGCAGGGGGTTCCGATGCCGGAAATCGCCACTGCCGTAGACCTTTCGCCCGAAACTGTCCGGAAACATATCTATGCTATCAGAAAACAATGGTCTGAGGAAGGTCCGGACGCTGCTTCTAGCCGGATTGAGCTAATCCAGCGGGCAAACCTTATTGGCAAAATGGCCGCCGGAGGAGCCGCCCGCGCCCGTGGCTCAAAGGAGGAGGCAACTTTCCTTAAGCTGCAGCTTGAAGTGGTTGATCGACTTGCCAAACTTACGGGTGCCTATGCCCCAGAAACATCTTCCAGGCCAGGGCAGACAAACGTGGCCATTCAGATCAACACCGTTCACGAGATTGACAACCTTCCCCCAGCAGAGCTTGCAAAAAGGCTGCAAATGTGGGCAAGCGAAGTTACGGACAGCCTCAAGATAATTGAAGGGACGGCCACAGAAGATGACAGCGACGGTCAATAACAACTACCGGGAGTGGCTTAGGGTCAAAGCCCAAACTTCCGACGCTGCCTTTGCTGAGTATGTTAGCGGGCTGGTCTTTCCAAGGCATCTGCGCGAGATGGAGCAGTTTCTTGACGAGAACGAGCGCGGACTGGTGCTCATGCCCCGTGGCCACGCTAAGACTACGCAGTTGATTCATCGCGCCGCCCGCATGGTTGGCGTAACAAAGGGCAAGGTGCGCATTGGCGTTCTTACCGCAGTCATGTCTGACGCCCTGGCACGATCTAGGGCAATTAAGGTCATCATTGAGTCCCCGTACTTTGCCGAAGTTTTTCCCTGGGCGCAAGAAGGCGTTATTGGCTCCAAGTGGACCGACGAAGTGTGGACAGTGAAGGGGGCAAACCTGGGCAAGGACTCAACGTGCTTTGCCGACGGACTTGGCTCTATTAAGCCCGGAGCTCGACTTGACATTCTTTTTGCGGACGACATGGTGGGCATGAAGGAAAACGCTACTGCTGTTCAGCGCCAGAAGGCAAGTGAAACGTATTGGCAGGTTGTCGACCCCATGCTTGTGCCCAAGGCAAAGCGTTGGTACATCGGCACGCGCTGGCACGAAGATGACTTTTACGCCGAGCTTATTAAGAAGAACGTGCCGCACTATCAGCGACGAGCGCTCGAGGAAGACGCTGTTCTCTGGCCGGAAATGTACACCGTTGCCGACATGGAGCAAAAGAAGATGGAGCTTGGCACGCCAATCTTTATGTTGCAGTTCCAAAACGATGTTACCTCAATGGGCGGCAACATCTTTAGGTATGAAAACTTTCAGCGTGTCGACAAGGTCCCAGAAGGATCACGCCGCCTAGGCGTAGACCTTGCATCCTCAGCCTCCCAGAGAAGCGACTACACCGCTGCTGTGGAGATTGTGGTAGACGACCAGCACAACATTTACATCATCGGCAGCTGGAAGTCTCGGTTGCAGGAAGGGCACAGGGCTTGGTTGACCGGCATTGACGGCCAGGGAAACCTTGACTACGACTCTGGGCCCCGCGCACTATGGCCACAACGACTCGTTGGCCTCAAGGGGCTTGACCCGGAGCTCGACGATGCTCGCTTCTTTGAGTCGGTCAACATTGAGGCCGTTCAACATCAGAGTACGTTCGTTCGAGAGATCTTGTCCACCACAACCCTGCCGGCAAGGCCGATTCGCCCGGACCGAGATAAGGTCACGCGCTCCAGGGCTCTTGCGGCAAGGTATGAGGCCGGTAAGGTCTTCCACGTAAACAACGCCCCTGGCATTGATGACCTTGAGATGCAGCTGCTTGCATTCCCAAACGGGTCACACGACGACGTTGTTGATGCGCTAGTGTACGCAGCCGATCTTGGCGGAGACGGCTTTTACTTCACTGCAGCTAAGCGCTACTAGCACATCCACCAATCATCCGTGCAAAGATCCGGGGCAAACTCATCCCCTGAGAACATTTGCAGCAAAGCCTTGGTGGTCTTGAGCCTCTGGGCAATGGTCATGCTGCTAGAAGTCGCCTCCATCACCATATTCAATGCCTCTTCGGTAGTGACACCGTTTTCTGCTGCGTAGGCTGCAATTGCCCCCGACACATACGGAGCTGAGAACGACGTTCCGCTTACCAACCTCTCGTCGGTTGGGCCCATGGCCAATACGTTGGCGCCCGGGGCATACAGCCAGACGCAATCTCCGTAGTTTGACTTAGTCCACGGAAGATCCAGCCACGTGCTTGCGGCTACCGCAACCATCAGTCCGTCGCCACAGCCCATTCGGGATGGTGAATACTTAGCAGCGTTTGCTCCATAGTTGCCGGCGGCAATGATTACTGGAATCCCAAGGTCGCTAATGGCCTCTACGGCCTTGTCTACTGCCTTGTCAGCCTTTCCGCCAAAACTAATATTTACAACAGAGGTGTCTGGGCTTGCATTAGTTGCAATCCACTTAAGTCCAGCCAGGATTGCCGCCCTCGTGCCACCTCCACTGCAATTAAGCACACGCACGGGAACAATGGTTGCAGCCTCGGCTACGCCATAGCCGGCTCCGGCAATAAGAGACGCCACAGAAGTTCCGTGGCCCTTAGCGCAATCAAGGGTGTTCTTGCCAAAGCTATGAAAGCCAGGGGCAAGGTTTTCAATAAGCCCGTTGTCGGCAATACCAGTATCTACAACGTATACCGTGATTCCAGCACCCTTACCGGCACCGCTCCAGACAAAACCGTCACGAACGTAGCCGCCACGCCAAAAATTATCTGGCTCAAGGATGCGGTCTCGGGCCCAGTCGTCTTCTGCTTGCGCAAAATACTCTGGGGCCGGAGAGCAGGGGACAATAATGAGCGCTAGCGCAATAATGAAGTTAAGCATTGGTTACGCCTCGATCTGTTCGGCGTTTTCCCCTAAGCTTGCATACACCGGCATGCCCGGCTGAAAGTACGCACCTTCAACATTAAACGAGATGTACTCGTCAGCCTCAAGATACGGGTCAGAGTCTTCTGCCTGATCCTGATCGATGCTCTGCTCCTGCTCAATAATCTCTTGAGCCATCTTCTTGACCATCTTATCTCGGTCATAAATTGCTACCGTAAGCTGTCCGTCAGATCCATGAAAGATGTTTCCGTGTCCAATAAGGCAATCGTCCCATCCGTCGGCGTACAAAACGCCTTCGATCTTTTCAGTTACTGAGGCCATTTTCAACTCCTAAATACAAAGACCTGCCTTTTCTTGCAGGAAATACAGTACGTTGAAGCATGTAGCTCTGACAACGTATTGGACCTGACTGAATCCTTAGCCTCAATCCTGCCACAGCGGGAACAAATCCATCCCCCGCTGATCGTTTTCTTATCTACAACAACGAGCTTGTACTGCCAAGACTTGCGCTTTGGGTCTACGTTCTGCTGGTGATCAATAACATGACCAGCAGTCCTGAGCTCTGCAATCAGAGCACCAAATCGCTCCCCCTCAGGAAGCTCGTTCTGAACCAGCTTGGCATCAACCCAGCTGTTTTGATAGCGCTGCAAAATGGCCAGAACTGCTTTCGCGTTCTTGCTAATCACTTTGCACGAACCATCTTATTAATAAAGGTGTGGTTCGCCCAAGCGTATACAAAAAGCTGAAGGTCCTCCACATCACTGCCGTTGTAGGTCGTTGCAACGCGGTCGTTTGGGACGTGCATTGACACGTGGGCTCGAATCTTCTGCGTCTTGCGATCCCTGGCGATAAAGCAAAACCCTTCGTAGTCGGCGTCCTTGCCGCCAAGAACCGGCGCAAGCTTCTTGGAAACCGTAGTCAAGTACTCTGCCAGCTCGTCGGAAAGGTCAAGCATGATTGCGCGCTCGGCCAAGGGGCTAGGAGTACTCTTTGGCTTTGGCATCTTGCTGCTCATTCGGCACCCCCTACCAGCTTATTGACCAATTGTTCCGCATGCTCTGCGGCAGTATCCGTCTGATTTGAAAGGCCTTGGCCGAGCACAACTCGTTGCACCCGGTCAATTACTGCCCAGAATACCACGCTATGCTCTCGGTCGTTTTCTAGGACGATCCAGAGGTCATCCCTATTCACCTTTGGCCTCCTGCTTTGGCGGGTATTGGGTAAACTCAACAAGTGGGCAGCCGCTGTCCCAGCAGAATCCGCCCTCTTCAATTGTTGCTCCGGCGCAGTTTAGGCACATCATATCTACAGCCTTTTGCATCCTGGTGACCATCTTGCTTTCTGCAAGAACGACACGCTTTGCTCTCGTTGGGCTTTCGGTAATTGCTAACTTCTGCAGAAGCTCACTGCTATCTTTGCCGCTCTTTAGGCAATAGAAGTCAACAAACCTGGAAATGAACTGAGGCACAATCCTGCGGTGCCCGTAGACGTAAGCTGCGATTGTCCGGTGACTGTACCCGCCCATCTCTTCAGCTAGCTTCTTGGCCGCTTCGCCTCGATTAAAGCCCGGGTACATCTTTTCAAGTTCGTCTTCGAGCTGACGGTACGTCATCACCACAGACTCGCGCAACGACACTAACGGTCCTCCGCAAGCAAGCTTTCTTCAAGTGGCCTGCCCCAGAGCCCGCGCCGGAGCGCAACGGCAATCAAGGCGTAGTTTGCAATGTCGAGCAGGGTATCCTCAAGCGACTCCTCGGTGCTGTAGTCCATGTCGCTAAGAACAACCTTCCCGTCAATCACCCTGCCATTCATAAACTTCAGGGCGCGAGAAACCTTGTCGAAGGAGATGCGGCCAATCACGCCGTACAGCCCCAGGTGCTGAATGTTTGCGTCTCCGTACCGGCGCTGCTTCTCAACCAAGAGAGAGAACGCCTCTGAGTAGATCCTTTGAAACTCGGACTCAAACGATCCCTCTACAAAAAGATCTGGGATTGCGGTGAGCTGGTGGTCCTTTGTGTCGCTCAAGTTACCTCCTTGCGTTTAGTGCTCGCTTGATTCCAGTCTCAAGATCGACTTTCGGTGTGTATACCTTTAGCATAGAGGAAATGTCTGCTACGCGCCAGTTTACGCCCTCTGGCTTGTCTGTTAGAAACTGAAACTTCGGGAAGTACCCTTCCGCCTTGGCAACCATTTCTCCCAGCTCGCGGAAGCTTGTACCGTGTCCGGTGCCAATGTTGAGCGGCCCACGGTAGTCTTGCTTCACTGCCGCGTCAACGCAGCCAACGACATCGCTAATGTGCACAAAGTCCCTGGTCTGGGTTCCGTCGCCCCAAATAACAAATGGGTTTTCTCGATTACGTCCCCGCTCGATGAACGATGGGAACGGATAGTCTAGGGCCTGGTCTTCTCCGTACCCGGAGAATGGGCGGAACACGTGCGTGCGCACACCCTCTGCCTCGGCAAATTGCGCAAGGTACTCTCCCGTAAGCTTTGACCAGCCGTAGGTAAGGTCTGGGTTGCGGATATTACTAAGGTTAATGTCTGCCTCTGTAAGCTTCTTGTGTGACTGCTTGGTCTGCAGCTCGATTGGATATGCTGCCGAAGAAGAGAAGTAAACGACTCTTGGTTGCCTGGTGCGGATAGCCCACTGCCACATTTCCGCGTCGATAGAGAGGTCAACGGCCACAGAGAGGGGGTTCCCTTCAATCTTTGCCCGGCCACCGACTACGGCCGCTAAATGAATTACCAGGTCAAACTTCGTGTGATTTGCCAGGGAGAAGAATTTACGCACGTCCATTGAGTCAACGATGTCAACGCCAAGAATCGTGTGCCCCTGGCTTTCGTAAAACTTCTGAAAGTGCCGACCGACAAACCCTCGGTGCCCAGTAATTAAAATGTTCACTAGTAAGCCTCCAGTAGCTCAAGGTCATATTCAAACTTGCCAATTCCGCCATTCTTAACGGACAGGCTTTCATCTTCCCAGATGACAAAATAATCGTTCTCGTCTAGCGCTGCGCCGACGTGATTTGCAGGATTCTCAAGTTCAACTGGGAACTTCTTGGTAACGCTTGGCGCTGTTACCTTTGTGCCAAAAAAGCTGTCGTGAATCATGCAGCTTTTCTCCACCCTTACCCAAACCCTCCGTGACAAAAACTTTTGGTCGGATAGGTATGGGTCTCTGTCGGTTTCCTCCTGCATAAACATGCCCATCATTGTGGCAAGATTTCGAAGCTTATCTGCGTAGCCGCCCCACATCCCTGCGCTCATCGGCCATTTCTTGTGACCAATCTCGTGATCTTTCATTACATGGAAGTCTAGGCCGCTATCAAGCCATTCTTCGTAGGCTCGGCGCTCTCGGACGGTCAGGCGCGCATCAATATCCCTAATCAGTACAACATCGACTTCTCGGTCGGAAAACGCAAGAAATCTCCAGGCATTCGCAAACCATTGGTTTCCGGCTGGTGCAATCTTAATTTCCACATTGGAAAACTTCTTTAACTCTTCTACGGCCCATGCGGGAACTCCGTGCGCGATATAGATGCGCATTACAAAGTCCGGGTAAATCTTTTTTGCCAGGATTGCGTTAATAAACGCTCCGACAATGTATCGCCTGTTGTTTCCGTAGAGAACAAAGGAGAGAACGTTTTTCACTTGTTAAGGATTTTTTGGAGATCATGAGCAAACCGATCTCGAAGATATCGGTCAAAGGCAACTACGTCCTTGGTATAAATCTCTGGGCTATTGACCTCGATATACCCGGCATCATTCTGTGACTTCCCAGCCAGTGGGTGCAGGTGCTCAATGATGACGTCGCTACGGTAAATGAGGTGGCCAAGATCCTGTCCAAGCGCCTTCCAAAAATTATCCATGTACATATGGATAAGCTCCGGCGGCGCCATGTACCCAATAGCCCGAACGATTGATGCCGACATCATTACGGCGGTAGGAAGATTCTGACCCTGGAAAAGGTCGTTTCCGTATGCCACGCCGTCCCGGTCGCCAATTTCTTTTGCAAGCTCTGTGTCCCAGCCCTTGGTCATGGGCCGGTGATCGTCGCCCATAAATGCAAGGTACTCATAGTCGTTGGCATGCTTGACGGCAAGAAGGTTCAGCGTTCCGCACATTCGCAGGCGCGGGTTCACAGACGCAAGGGCCATCACCTCGTCCGAGTACGGGGAGAAGTCGTCCTCGTCAATTCCGAACAAGATGTCGCAATCTTCAGACGTTTCACGAAATTGCTTTAGCAAAGCGTCGCACGATGCTGGCCGGTGCCTGGTCGGCACGATCAAGAGTGTCTTAGCCATTTTTCACCGCCGATTTCATGGTAATAAGCCACTGGGCCTCTTCTTCATTGAGTCTCACAAAATCCTCCGCTTGAATGTTTTCTGGAAAATGCACCGCGTATGGGTCGGTGTCGTTTGTCCACCTTGGAGAGTACGCCAAGGCAATGTTAAACGACGAAGACCATAGATACCAAATTGCCGCAACTTTAGGGCTTGGTGGCGGTGTTTTGCTCATGGCAGGACTATAACACACCATGAGTAGATTTTCACAGGATTGCGCTTGTAACCAAGTCGCCACTATCTTGTGTTACTGCCCCTTTATCCGGGGAGTGGCGCCCCCTGGGCGCCTGGAAGAAAGGAGGCATTATGGCAGGCAAAACGAACACAAAGCTTACGCTTAAGGCAACCCCAAAGCCGGCGCACCTGACTGGCATAGCTTGCTATACATGTTCCAATAACATTATGTCAAATGAGATAAGCACCTGGAAGCACATCTGGTTCCCAGAAGGCGCAGCTAGGCGCTCAGTATTTCGACAGTATCACAAGAAGTGTGGCCCAACAATTTCCGCAGACGCAGGTAAAAAGAAATGATCGACCTGCTCGCCCCGTTCCCCGAAGATGAGAACACTGAGGAAGAGTGCGGTGATTTATGCGGGGCTGCGCTTGCTGAGCGGGTATGTGACGCATGCGATGAAACATTCGTTGCATGCTATGACCACGAAACCTATGTGATGCTTTGCGAGATCTGTCGTGAAGTCTAGAAAAAAGGATCGCAATGAAGAAATCGCACGTCTGTTCCTGGATGGCTACACGGCCAACGAAATCGGAAGGATGCATGGCATCAGCAAGCAGCGCGTCTCTTTTATCCTCCACAAGCTTGGCATCAGGGCTGAAGAGTCGTTTACAACAGTTACCCTTCCTGACCCCTACGTTGTTGCGTTGGATTTCGGGGATATTGCCAGTAGGGTGATGCTTGATTGGTCTGCCGCAAAAATATTGCCAAAGTTTGATTGCGTCATAACCTCAACCCCGGACACTGCTCATGTTGACTTGCGCCAATTTAGCAATCGAGAACACGTCTTGGCCTATGTTCCAAAGCTAGAAGGGGCAGAAATTCCAGGTAGGGAGATCCGTTCTAACTGGTTGATGTACGCCTACCCGCTTGAGGAGTCCCGGTTTAGTCCCTTTTCGCAGGCGGAACGTACTTAAGCTTACTGACGGCAGCAGCATCAAACCGGTAGTCCAAAAATCCAGCGTGTCCGGTCCTGGCGTCAATCTTTGCCTTGACCTCGACCCCTGACTTTTTTGCCAGCCTGCAAAATGATACGTCTTCACCGGCGTATTGCGTGCACTTCACCCCATCAATGACAATCTGCTGATGCTCGTAGCGGAAAAATTGATGAATAGCCCTTTTGTCAAATTCAACCTTGTCTTCAGGGTTTGCTGCGATGATCTTCATAAGCGAAGCTCGTGATGCAAGCATTGCACCGGTGCCAATCCAGTCGACAGTCGCAAGCCCGTAGTCATCGGTGTGCATAATTCCGCTTTCTGGGATAGAGAAGTTTGCGTCAGACAAAATTGCCGGAATGTCTTTTGGGGCAAAGTCTGGGTTGTTTCGAACAGTTTCGGCAATCCGGTCCCATTTTGCAAACTTTTTGCAGCAAGGAAAGCCAACAATTGTGTTTTCAAGGTGCGGTAAGCACGCCAACACATCGCCTGGCTCGTAGTTAATGTCAGAGTCAACCATGAAGATCCAGTCTGCATCTGTCTCTAGGAAGCGATCCACAAGATAGTTTCTTGCCGAGGGAAGAATCGAGTTGCCGGTAAGGAAGTCAACCTTGCAGTTGATCTTTTGCTGGAAAAGCGCAGACTTTAGATTGTCGTATGAGTGCATGTACTCCGACGAGACTCGGCCATCTAGCGTTGGCGTCGAGACCCAAAGCTTTGGGAACCTCTTTGTCGGCGCTGATTGAATCCTTGGCTCTGGCATTAGTTGGCCTTGCGCTTTGCGCCAATAGGTTCAGGCATCTTTCGCTTGTTCTCCTCTTCGTGCCACTTTGTATGCTCGCGCTGCAGGTTGATAAAGACGCCAATAGCTTCCCCCCACGCCCTGCGCTCGCCCTCCGCGACTTTCATTGCCATTCCCCCGGCAAGCAAAAGCGCGCTGATCAAAAACCCAACAACAAATCCAAGAAGCAATGCCGCAAAGTCCATGTTACTTTTCTCCTTCAAGCGCGTGTAGCGCAGCTAGATCGTACTTCAGCGCAAGTGAGGCGCTGTGCCGAGTATGGCCATCAACCTTGACCCACACTTCTCCACCGATTGCTCGGAACTCATCGCAGAAGTTGTAATCCTCTCCGATAAAATAATTTTCCCTCCGACCGTAGCGAAAATACTCAACAGTTCTTATCTGCTTTTCATCCATTAGCTCAATATACCATCGGTCCGGATAGGCCTTCTGGAAGCGTTCGAAGGCGCTTCTCTGGACAATCATACACCCCGTTCCGGCATGTGTGGCACGCATTAAGCCAAGAGCTGCTTCTTGCTCGTTGGGCGCCGGTGCCGAATTGTCTAAGACAAAGTTTGGCCTACCAAGCACGGCCTCAATGGCCTCCGCTGGAACCTCAGGGCGCTTTCTCACAAGATCTACTGCCCGGTCCCAACGAATTTGCCGCTTGATGCACGGCAATGCAACAATTTCTTTTCCTGCCGCAATGGCATACATCACGTCTTCCCAGTCAACCGTGATGTCGGCGTCAAGCATGAGGATGTGTGTTGCTGTGGACTCTTGCATGAACTTGGCAACGCATCGGTTTCGCGCTACCGGGAGCATTGAGCTGCCAACAACAAAACTCCAATGAAAATCAATCCCTACTTGGAGACACGCCCGTTGGATGCTCAACAGCGAATGCGTATAGCCGTGGTCCACCTTACCGTCGATGATCGGCGTAATGGCAATCAGTGAAATTTTCTCCGGCTGGGGGGCCGTAGTTTTCACAAAGCTTGCCGCTCGACGCTGCTTTTTCTTGCTCATGGGTTCTCCTTCGTGGATGGAAGATACCACACTTTTTGCCCGTTTGGTGACGATTTTGGGGAAGGGGGGGAGAACCTTTATGGAGAGGGGGGGATGGGGCTCCAGAGATCCGGGGGTCT